CCTTGTGGAATACCTCCTGCCGTGGAACCATCATGAACCACTAGAATATCCAGAGTGGTGTCAACCGTTACCTCCCTAGCTGCTCCTGTAAAGCTTGAATGCTGAGAAGTTGTTCCTCCCCTTAATTGTAGTTTTTTAGCCATTATGCAATGCTCCCAAAATCCATTTGTAAATTAGCACCGCTAACTGTGCCGATATTTGTAAGATTATTATTTTGACCATCTAAAGCCCCACCTAACTGTGGCGTTGTGTCCGATACTACATCCGCAATGCCCGGTGAAAGTGCCGCAAAAACAGAACCAGTGTAGTATTTAAGTACGTTAGCTGAACTGTCATACCAAAGGTCACCTTCTGCCGGTGAACCGGGGGCCGAAGACGCAATCGTATACTCATTCGCATATCTATTCACGTCAGCTATGGATGTGGATACAGTGGACATGGCGGTTACATTTGCTGATGTGCCGAGTACGTTCATATCTGAAACTACGTCTGCTGTGCCTAGAACATTCATGTCGCTAACTATATCTGCTGTTGCTAGCACATTCATATCTGCAACCACATCTGCTGTGGCAAGTATATTTAGGTCGGCTACTACAGCGGATGTGCCTAAGAGTGCCATATCAGCTATTACTGCGTCTGCTGCTAGTATGTTTACGTTAGCTATTGCATCCGCAACAGTAGTAATATCTCCATCACCGCTTGAAGTAGTAATAGAATCGGCAACCGAGCCTAAATCTTCACTGTAAACAACATCACCAGCAACGATATTAACATTCGCTATGTTAGTAGCTACAATATTTGTATCGCCTTCTTTTGGAATTATCTTATGGTATTCATATGTATTGAGAGTAGTAGTACTTATTACTTGCATACCAAGACCATCAGCTATAGTAGTACTCTGATAAGTAGACGGAATACCAGTAATAGTTACAGTAGACGCACCTAGAGTCCTACCAGTAGTAGATACTCCAGATCCATTAACTACAAGTCCCCCTACATTTGCTATAGAAACTACAGTACCTGCACCATCATCAGGATCTGGATGTGCATTGGGAAAGGTAACTTCAGACGCAACAGCCACAAAACCACCTACAGCATTAACAATAGCTACAATGTCATCCCTTACAGCTTTGGACGTAGGTATAGCCTCATCAGTACTTGATAAAGTAGTCTGCAAGGTTACTTCTTCAAAAACCCCTGCTCCAGCCGTAACTCGTCCTAATATCTTATTAGTCGCACTTGCGGACACTATCTTCGCAATCGGCACACTAGCATCAATTTGAGCCTGTATACTAGACGTTGCCCCCACCAGATAATTTAACTCAGCAGGGGTCGCATTGACTATAGCGTTGATGTTAGGGAAATCTCGCAACAGAGCATCTTTAATATTACGTATATGGTCATCACCTTCACTGCGGGAATCCGTAAGTACAGGATTGCTCGCGACTAAATCACTTATATGTGTAACACTTTCTAAGGCCATTTAATTATCCTATGCTACAACTGGGCCAGTAGACAGTCCACCCTGACCTACTACATACCAGACAGAATTAGTAAAAAGCAAATGCACTGAATCACCGGCATCTGCAAAGGTAATGTTTGAATACCCGCCTCGGCTAGTCGGGGTTAAAGTTCCATTTCCACCATCCGTTTTTAAAATAACAAAGAGATGCTGCCCCTCAACGCCATCAGCTAAAGTACCCGCATTGACTCCGGTGGTTGCCCACTCTACGATTGAATCTGTAACAGGTAATGCCCCAGCACCACTCAAAGAAGCCGTTCCAGATGTAATAAATCCACCCTGAACGTCCACCTTGCCTGTACCATTTGGGGCTAAAATAAGATTGCCATTACTGTTAGTACTAGAGATTGTATTTGCATCTATTGTAATATTGTCTACGACCCATTGATTGACCTGACTAGATGAACCAACAATAACCACTTTAGAGGCAGTAACTGTTCCCCCTGTCACACCGGTAATATTAGACAATTCTGCTTGTGTCGCAGTACAGCCAGTAGTGGATGTAACGAAGTTGGGAAAATCGGTCTTTAAGGCAACCTTAATATTTCTTAAATGATCATCCCCAGCACCCACTTCATCGGTCACAAGAGGATTGGTACTTACTAAATCTGATATGTTTAAAACTGTTTCCAAGCCCATTTAAACCGCTCCCCACGAAAATTTGAATATTGAGATCGAATCCCACGTGCCAACAACGTCTGCCCAGCTAGCACTGTAGTCTATAGACCATTGTGTTTTTTTAGATCCCCATGTACCTGTTTCAGCTGCCCACGTGTTGGTAGACTGTGACCAATACTGCGTTTGAGATACATGAGTCCAAGTAGTCTTACCACCCATGATGTTCTCCAGTAATGTGTAAAGCTCCACCAGAATGCCTGTCACGCTGATCTGAAGTCTGTGCAGCTTCAATAGCCTTACCAAACATTAAACCCCATTTCTGAGATTCAGCGTCATCTCTTAAGTACGTCCATAGCTCAATTAATGAGCCGTATAGGTATATATCAGGGTTTTCCTCTAATAGCAGGTTAGCTTGGTTTGCAGAACTTAGAGCAGTAGGAGCCTTGTAATAAAGAATTTCTAGTGTATAAACAGCACTTGGTGTAGGTACAATTCTTATCTCGTTAGATACAATTGTGTAATACTTAGGAAAGCCAGATCCACCACCAAACTGCCTACTATTAGTAACATCCAATGCTTCAGGTGTTTGATACTCAAGATCAGACGGTACTCCGCCTTCACCATCAACTAGCTTAAAATGTCTAGCCTGCTTATAGCCGGTGGGTAATGCGTAGTAATCCTGCCCACTTACTGTAGACATTTGAGATCTAAATTCTAAAGCCCTAATACGCAATTCACGCCCAATACGAGCTTCTGCTAAAGCAATGAAATCAGGGATACGCGCCGTTAAGTCAGTACGGTCAGCCCAATCTGCTAGTGCGGCTGTTAAGTCTGTAAAGCTAGTTAATGCCATTTAAACAACTCCTGATGATGTTCGCCACATCTTATTGTCTTGATCATTGAGCCATTTCTTCATGTACTTCTTGTCTTTCCATTGCCCAGTACGCATCAATTGATCTACTATAATATTTGGTATTGTAGCAACCTTACGGAAGCTATCATTTCTCTGAAACTTGCTATTAAACCTTACGCAAGACTCATTATATTCACGCTTATTGCCAATTGCAATCTCATCTACCTTCTGTTTAGACTCAACAAAGATACGATTCTCATCCGTCCAAGCTTCTGTCTGGACTTGGTTAAATCCCCAATCTGCGCTAAAAGGTACTTTCTTTTCTGCCATAAATCCTTTCAAAATCACCGGGGGCCGAAGCCCCCAGATCATCGATCTCTTAGATAAGAGAAGTTGTAAGATCAGCTACTTTTCCTGAAGCTGCTTCATTACGTGATTCCAGTGCATACTCAACAAGCATCAATCGCTTCTCAGCATCACCCGTTTTAGCAAGCTCAAACACTTTGAAAGGTCTGAGGTATGCTACAGCCCACATATCCGTCTGGAGGACTGAAACAGTACGGTCACGACTAAAACGTGAAGGCACAACTTTCAACTCACCAAAATCAGAAACATACATATCAGAAGCACCAACGATAGTAGCGGGGCCATTCTCTGCTCCACGATACAAAGTTGCGATACCAGCAAACTGAGATGAAATGTTCTGCTTATTAACGGGGCCACAGAGAATTATATCTGGATCTCCACCACCTGTCCATGCTGCTTGAATCTGCGCCCTAACCAAGTCCTCAGTTAGATTACGCTGTGTACCATCAGTAACATTCGTGGTAGGAGTCGTAACAGTAGCACCAGAGCCATTATGACCCGCGTTACTACTAATCCAGTTCTCCAAACCACGTGTTTCAGCAGCGGTTCCAGAAGAAGCAACACCCTCACCAGCAGTGCCGGTAGAGAGTACAAATTCAACGTCACGCTTCAATTCTTTACCCTTTTTAGCAATCTGATAAGCCAACTCAGATTTACGTCCAGCTTTAAGCAGCGCTTCTGTCGTTCCTGCAATTACAACCGACTTGTTAGAGATCTGTGTAAAGTTGGAAATACGTGAAGATGCTCCTACAGCATCAATAGCGTTAGTAGTCGTAGTATCAAAGTTATGACCCTGATCTACTGCGTTAGCAGCAGCAGTAGCCAATGAATCAGTCTGCCACTCATGTCGAGTAGAGGTTGCTTTGGTCTTACCAATGTTACTAATAAAAGGTGTTTCAGTCGGACTAATGTTGTAAATCACATCAGATAAATCTTCACGAACGCCCTTAACATCCCCCGATTCTGTGGTTGATCCCGCAAAATATTCAGCGGTATTTGTCAAAATAGCCATTTATAACTCCTAGAGTGTTTCAAAAATCAATTGCGCGGCATCGTCTAGTTTGCCTGTTTTACGCAATTGCTTCATGTGTTGTTTAAGTGAACCCGGCTTCGCAGTACTTCTTCCCTGCGAATTGCCAGACTTTGCTGTTTTAGGAACTTTTGAAGTCTTTTTTAAGGTCTTCTTTTGAATAGCATCATATTTCATTGCCTTATCCAAAATCTTAAACGATCTGTGATCCGTGACTGCTTGCATATCCCCATCTTCATATCCTTGGGTTAATGCGTAGTCAGTCCATCTCTGAGTCATTTTTGATTTCTTCTCTGGGTCGAGCCAATCAGGGAATGCTTGAACCATATACTCACCCTCATCTTGCAACAAGTCGTTACGTTGTCGCTGTGCTTCTTGATGCTGAGTAGCTCGCATACGCTCCTGCTCCATTGCAACCTGACCCTCCCTATCTTGAAGCTCTTTGCGCTCCTGCTGCTTCAATACATAGGTAGTTGGATCTTCCTCGGCCAATGTCTGCCAGTCGATCTGATCGTATTGTGTCTTATTTTCAGCTAGCAACTGCTGGAATTGGCCCAATGCGCTCTGATACTGTAACCGCTCCTGTACTATCGCATGCCGTTCTACATCAAACTCCTTACGGTTTTTGGATAGCTCCTGCGTTTTTTGTGTGTAATCGCTACCTTTTTGGTAACCACTCTTAAGCTCATCTAGGGTGACCGACTCATTTTTGCCGCCTGTTCGCACGGTATAAGTTGGTTCCTCAACTTGCTCATATTCATCATCATCTTCAGCTTCAGAATCCTCTTGAGGATCTTCTTCAGCATTATCGTCTTCTTCCCCCTCATCACTTTCGGGTGTTGCATCGTCTGTTTTTACATCCGCAGCGTGAATTCTAGGCTCGTATTCTTCGTCTCCAGAATCCGCCTCTGGTAAGATTCCGGCCTGTAGTATCTGCTGCGCTGCTTCATGCTCAGATGCAGTCGCTCTACTCATGTTAACTTGTTGTCCTGCTGGGACTTCCGATGGATTAGTC